AGAGAAAAAGTTTTGTGTTTGTGGTATACACCAAACATTCTTTTCCTACTTTTTCCTCAACAACAGTTGCTTCATTATTAGATAACATATCTTTACAAGATATCCATTCAGGAGATAAATGTTTTATTAATTTTCTATCTAATCCTGTTATATCTATATAAAAATCTGCGGTATAGTTTTGACTACCTTTTAAACTTTTAATACTATTCTTCTCAACCTCAACACTAGTTATATTATCTTTAACAATTTGTATTTCTCTTAATGAACAAATTTTTTCTAAATGTTTATAAAGTTTATCTCTATTTAATTGATGCATTAATGGATGATGTGTTTTATTAATTAAACTTTGCCATACGTTAGGGTGCCACATTTCTTTGCTTGAGATATCTTTTTTTATAAACTCACCCCACATAAATAAATATTGGCCAAACTCTCTAGAATGAGGATGTGTTATATATGTTGATATAAAATCATCTTTGGACCAATTTTTAAATTTAGAGCCCCACTTTAATGCAGCATCGCATGATTTAAACAAATCTTGAAGGTTAATACCTGTAAAGCCCATAAAATCTTGAAAATCATTTGTGGTATCCGTTAGACTTCCTAGCGGGTTTTTCTTTGTAGAAGCTATGACTTTAATTTCTGAATCAATAAATTTTTGTTTTAAGATTAAAGCAGATATTAAACCAGTAACTTCATTGGTGACTATAATTATCCTTTTCATATTTCTTAAATAATGATACAAGATTATATATGAAAGTCAATGAGAAGTAAAATATGAATTTAACAAATTATTGTTGGATATTTAAATCTGCGATTTCTGTTGATCAATGCCAAAGAATAATAGATGAGGGTCATAAGTCTTTTAAAAAGGCAAAGATACACAAAAACTCTGAGCTAAAAAAAACAAGAAATTCTAAAATTGTTTGGTTAAACAACCAATATCTTTTTGACATGGTTAATAAATATGCAGAATCTGCTAACAAAAATGCTGGTTGGAATTTTCAAGTAGATTTTATTGAATCTTTACAACTTACTCGATACACAAAAAATCAATTTTATCATTGGCATAGAGACGCTAGAAATGAACCTTATGAAAATAATCATGTTAATGTTAATTTTAGAAATAAAATTAGAAAAATATCTATGACTTTAAACTTAACAGATCCTTCAACTTACGAAGGAGGAGACTTAGAATTTAATTTTCAAGATACTTTAAATGATAAAAAAGTTAGTTTTAAAGAATCTAAATTACAAGGGTCTATAACTTTCTTTCCTTCTTTTGTTTTTCATAGAGTTACACCTGTTACCAAAGGAACTAGATGGTCTTTAGTTGCTTGGATGTTAGGTAGACCTTATAATTAAGCTGGATCCCAGCTAGATGTAGATGGATTCCAAATAAAATTATTCATAGGTTCTTCTTTATCTGATCCCAACCATCTTTGATTGTCTTCATCCCAACCAATGAAATAAGGTATTTGATCTTCAACCTCTGCATTTTGTTCAGAATCAAATTGTGTTTTTGGATAAGTTCTTACGCTAGGGTAAGTAACCGGGGCTTTCCATCCTTTTTGAGTGGTGTCCAAAGTCCAAGAATTAAAAGGTTGTGGTGGATGAAAAAAATCTCCTGCTTCGTGATAAAAATAACCTTTAGCTGGATACGTGCCTCTAAACGGAGTTCCGCCATCTTTGTGATAGCTTTCTAATCCTCCATCGCTTTTTATTCTTAGACCAGTATTGTAAGAACATTGTTTCCAGTCAGTATGACCAAAAACTTTTGTTAAGAAAGCAATTCCAACAGCTTCTGATTCATTTCCGTTTTCGTCTAAACAATTAGAATCATTAACCGAGTGAATTTCTTTTACTTTGCCCTCTGCATCTATTTTACAAAATGTAGCCATGATTATTGAAACTTATATTGTATTAAAACAATACCTGTTCCTCCATTACCTCCAAATTGTCCAGACGATCCGCCGCCGCCTCCGCCGCCGCCCGTATTTGCGGTTGCATTTTGTCCTCCTTGAGATCCAGCGAAACCGCCACCGCCGCCGCCTGTTCCGCCACTTCCTGCCGGACCCGAACTCATTCCCATACGTTGGGCGCCGCCTCCGCCGCCTCCAGCTCGAGTTGTTGTTTCTAATGGAGACGCATTTTGTCCGTTTCCGCCGTGTCCTGCAGATCCTGGCGATCCTGACGTGCCTGCTTGGCCTGCTCCGCCGCCACCGCCGGACACCCAATCAGGTGTTTGACTTCCGCCGTTTCCTCCGTCATTTCCTTGACTTGGCGATCTTGAAGGAACGTTTCCTTCGCCGCCTGCATTCATACCTGTTCCTGCCCCAGAGCCGCCTCCAGAGCCACCTTGTTCTCCGTTAACGTTGTAGGCACCGCCTCCGCCGCCTCCTGTTGCAGAGAACGTTGAAATAGAAGAATCTTGACCATCAGTCCCTGGTGCATCTCCTGGAGTTCCATTTTGTTGGCCTCCAGCACCACCACCTCCCACTGTGACGGCATAAACTCCTGAACTTAAAGAACCAGTGTAATCACCATTATAAAAGTAACCCCCGGCTCCTCCACCTCCTGCATGGTCAGCCGCTCCACCGGCTCCACCAGCTACAAGTAAAAATTGAATTTTATTTCCATATTGAGCATCACTACCTCTAGTCCAAGTGAACTGACCTGACGATGTAAAGGTATGTAATTTAAAATTAGTTTCAACGGTTTGTGTTGAATCTCCACCTGAACCCGTTGGAAATGGATCTAATGGTACTCCACCACCCCCGAAACCTAGAATGTTGTATCCGAATCCTGACATTTATCCTCCTTATAGATCGTTAGCAGCGTCTGTTGTGAAGAATAATTTGATCCCTAATAGTTTCGCATCAGCTGTTAAAGAATCATCTGATACATCTCTTGTGATTTGAAAAAACACTTGATCTCCTGCTGCTGGTGAACCAGCAATAGTTATTGCTCCACTTTCTGCTGTTACGTCTAAATCGTTTGCCGTACCGCTGTGAGCTTTTGCAGTTGGTGCAACCGCTGTTCCAAACGCCACGTTACAAGTATCATCATCAGAGACTGCAACTCCTGCTAAATCCCAAGATACAGTTCCTGTGTTTGTTGAATCTGCTGTAAAGAATGCTTGAAAAGTTACTGTGCCTTCATTCCAAGATTTTGGAAAAGCAACAGAAAATTGAGCGTTCTCATCAGAGTCTTTATCAAAATCTAAAGTTTTAATCTCAGGTCCATTTGATAATTCTGTTTGAGCTATCTCTGCACATCCGTTTGTCGTGTTAGGATACATAGAATTAGCAGGAACCCAAATAGTTTCTTTACCTGCAATTTTAACTGCAGATACGTTTCCGCCTGAATCTTCTGCTTGAATTACTCCAGTTCCTTTTGTTTTTAATGCAATACCTACATTTGAATCACCACCTGAAGCGTCAATTGATGGATTGTTTCCTGTAGCAGCATTTACAAAAGTAACTTCATTAACTGCTGAACTTGTAGCCGTAATTTTAGCTACTTCGTTACTATTTGTATCTAAAATAGAAGTTCCAATTATAGGAGACGTTAAAGTTTTATTTGTTAACGTGTCTGTTGAAGAGGCAGTAATGAATCCACAATCATCAATGTCTGGGTTAGTCCCGTCATTTGCTGTTGCGTAAACTAATTTTACTGCACCTGGTGTAACAGTTACACTATCTCCAGATCCTGATACGTATTTAAATACTACGTTTTGAGATCCAGATGTTGAATTTTTTAAAACATAAAGACCTTGAACATCGATTGGAATAGTAACGTTTCTTGAAGCTGAAATAGTTCCTGTAAATTCTATAATTCTGTGTGCAAGAGTTGCACCTGTAGATCCATCAGATACAGATAAATCTGTATCACCAGAATCTGATACGGCTTGCGTAGTAAAATTTGTAAATTTGTATTAGTTTTTGTTCCCCACGTTCCAGCATTTTCTCCAGTTGCCTGTAGTTCAATACCGAGTGGTGTATAAGTTGAAGCCATATTTTATCTCCTATTTACTTAAGCTACATTTGTATAACTCGTATTTGAACCTGTGTCAACATCAGAATAAGCTTGAATTCCAAAGCCTGACGCAGTGCCAAATCCAGCTACGGAAGCAGTTGCAGATTGTCCTGTTAAACCTATTGTGAAATCTGCTACAATAGTAGATCCTACACTAGCAGTCGCTGAAACTCCAGTGAGTCCCATTACGATAGCTAAAGGATCTATTGATCCCACGCCAGAAGTTATTGATTGACCTGTTACATTTATTACTGGATTTGATGCAATAGTTACACTTCCAATACTGAACGTTGCAGATACTCCAGTTAATCCCATTACATCTGCTGGTGCAATAGAACCAACGGAAGAAGTTATTGCTTGACCTGTTGGTCCAACAACTTCTGCGGTAGGATCAATCGCTCCAACACCAGAAGTTATAGCTACTCCTGATAGTGCAAATTCTGTGTCTATTGTAAATGAAACAGAGCCAACACCTGAAGTTGAAGATACGCCCGTTAGCCCAATTACGTCGGCAGGGTTAAGTGTAAACATTCCCCAACCATTTTCACCATAAGACGCATTACTCCAACCATTAGGGCCTAAGTCTGATACAATTGCATCAGGTGCAGTTAATTCTACTGTTAAACTTGATTCACCCCAAGACTCATCGTTCCAACCATCTCTGCCCCAACCTTGTTCAGGGAAAGCAACAATATCTCCAACTGACGCTGTTGCGGATACACCAGTTAAAGTAAGTGTTTCATCTTTAAGTTCACCCCACTCACCATCATTCCATGCTCTGGCTCCCCAACCTACAACAAACTCTTCATTAGTTCCCCAAAGATTAGTATTCCAACCTAAAGCTCCCCACGTATCAGGAGTTGGTGTATTTGCCGTTCCTCCCATTCCTGAGTGGTTAGTGCAATAATAATATAAAGTTGGAGCATCAGTCGCTACAGTAATTTGAGTGTAAGCTCCTGAAGAACCTGGCGTTCCGTTGGTTGTAACTCCGGTCGTGTACTCACTTCCACCTGAGTGTGTTCCGCCGCTTGTGGTAGAAAATCTTAACGGATGATATGTGTTAGAGGAATCAGCTTGATCAAATTTGTAAGTTCCACTTTCAGCTAAATAGAGAGTATCTTGTTGAACACCATCAATAGCATATTTATTTCCAGAGTCGGTGCTGACCACCGTTACTGTATATGTTCTAGTAACGGACATCCGTCGTTACTCCTATGCTAATCTTATGATAGCGTTTGTAGCGTCTGCTGTTGGAAATTGAATTGTGAAAGTTCCGCTAGTTACAGTTTTATCACCGCCGAAAGCAATGACCGCACACGCAGGATCACCTGTTGCCGTGTCGTTATAAATTAGACAACCGTTCGCTGTAAATGATGCATCTGTATAACTTACATCTGCAAAATCACAAACTGCAGTTGTACTTGAAGCAACTGGAGTTACGCTCGTTAACGTTGCGCCGGCTGCTGTGTAAGCCGTTCCAGAAGTGTTAGTTATTTCGTTTGAAGTTGTGTAAGCCGTTGTGCTAGCGCCTAGAGTTGCAGAGCTAGTGTACAAAGCAATCTTAAAAGTATTACCTGTTGTTGCTGTAAAATCATGAACTCCTTTTAAAAGTTCTACTTTAAAACTTGTGCATACTGCCGATGTAATTGCCATATAAAAACTCCTTACGGGTTAGTTGAAGGTATTGATAATCTGACAGCTCCGTCGGTGTAGTCATCTCGTCTTCGTCTGCCAATTTGTTCAACACCAAACTTATCTACCTCTTGTTTATACTTTTGTTCGTATAATGTCAACATATCTTGTGGACCTTTTAAGAAGGCATATGTCTCTGCTAAACAGCAGTATAATAGGCCATTAGGGAAGTTTAGACTGATATAGTTCGTTGTATTATCAGAAGCTAAAGTAGCTGGCATTTTATTAAAATGAACCCTAAATTTGTATGTAGTATCGGGCACAGGAGCAAACATTATTCTGCCTGAATTTGTATCTCCATCTCCAGTGGCTCCTCCAAACATAGCGTAATATTTAGGTTGTCCTCTTTTTGCTGTCTCTGTTGATGGTATATACTCTTGTAAATATGTAACATCTTTCTTTTCTAAAAATCTATTGTTGCCTGTAATATCTGAAGTTGAATCATAGACTTGTATAGCTCTAATAAATAAACATCCACCTGGAGCATTTATTGTTTCTTGTCCTGTAACTAAATTACCAGATTGTTGTTTTCTATCTGCATCAATGGGAACATCACGCATAATTCTATATTGCGCATTTAAAATTATATTTTCTAATTGGTCAGCAGATAAAACATTAGAGTCTACTTCTGTGTAGTTTCTAATTTGTGTAATTAATCCTGAATAACTTAATCCTGCCATTATGGTGTTAATGTTACCGGCCCTGCCGTTACAAACATTCCTCCTGCTCTTTCCGTCACAGTAGGAGTTGATCCTAATGTAAACGTATAATTATCTGTTCCTGTTACTGTTATACTAAATCCTGAAGAATTTTCAAACACTGTAAAAGCTATACCCCCAGGTGATCCATCCACGTTTCTAAAAACGACTGTGTCTGAAGTAGATCTTCCATGACTTGGCTCTGTCACTGTAATTGTGGTGCTACCAGATGTTATATTAAAGGGGTTTCCAGGTAATAATCTATCTGTCGCTGGCTCTGTTCTATCAGGTTTTGCCATTGGTAAACCTTCAGGATCAGCACCATGTGGTTTTGGCTGTAGTTGTGGTTGTTTTGGTTCAAATTCAGATACATGAACTCTAGAACCATTCCATTCTTTAACCATTTCTTTGTATGGAAATTCTAGTCCTGATCTATCAGATATAAATTTAGCGAATTTACCTTTTGCAAAATTAGACATTTGGATAATAAGTTTTTGGGGTTATGTAAGAACTTGAAGAGGAACCATCTTCAGCTAACGCTCTTTGTAATTCATCTTCGTAATACAGTTTCATTTGTTGAGATAATTCAGGTTTAAATTTTTGTGATAAATAGAAAGCTAACCCAGATACCATACAAGGAACAAATCTGTACGGTACGTCTGTTGCATTAGTATAATCACCAATATCTTGTATTCTTTTTACAAAATAAAAATTAATCGTATTACCAGCTTCTGATGAACCTGGTGTTAAGTATAAAGTAATTGTAACTTTATTTC